CCAAAATTGTAGCAAATATAAAATAAATGCAAGAGGAAGTAAAAGCAAAGAAAACTCTAAAAGAGATAATAGAAGAAGAGTATAAGAAATGTTCTGCTGACCCTACACACTTCATGAAGAAGTATTGTGTAATACAACATCCCAAAAAAGGTAAAGTTAATTTTAAATTATTTTCATTTCAAGAACAGTGTTTATTTGATTTCGAAGAAAACAGATTCGTAGTAGTAAATAAAGGAAGACAGTTAGGATTATCCACATTGACGGCAGGATATATCTTATATAAGATGATTTTTAATTCTGATTTTAATGTATTAGTTATTGCAACAAAACAAGAAGTTGCAAAGAATCTTGTTACTAAAGTTAGAGTTATGTATGAGAATTTACCATCATGGTTAAAAGCTGCATCTATAGAAGATAATAAGTTAAGTTTAAGATTAAAGAATGGTTCACAAGTTAAGGCAGTTGCTGCTTCGGTAGATGCAGGTCGTTCTGAGGCATTATCATTGCTTGTAATAGATGAAGCAGCTCATATAGATACTATAGATGATATTTGGACAGCAGCACAGTCCACATTATCTACGGGGGGAGGAGCGTTACTAATATCATCTCCAAATGGAACAGGAAACTTATTTCATAAAAAATGGACATTAGCACAGCAAGGTAAAGAATTTTTTCCTATAAGATTACCTTGGTATGTTCATCCTGAGAGAGACCAATCTTGGAGAGATGAACAAGACAATCTTTTAGGCTTTAAAATGGCTGCACAAGAGAATGATTGTGATTTTATAACTTCAGGACACACAGTTATTGATGGCCCTATCATAGAATGGTACAGGACAACATATGCTCAAGACCCTATAGAAAAAAGAGGTTTTGATGCTAATTATTGGATATGGGAATATCCATCATATCAAAAATCATACATAGTATCTGCTGACGTTGCAAGAGGTGATGGAGAAGATGAAAGTGCATTTGTCATAATTGATGTAGAAACTGTAACAGAAGTTGCAGAATATAAAGGTGCTATAAGTACTAAAGATTTCGGAAATATGTTAGTATCTGTGGCTTCTGAATGGAATAATGCGTTATTAGTCATAGATAATAATGGGGTTGGATGGGATACTGTCCAAGTTGCTTTAGATAGAGGATACACTAACTTATTTTATCATTATAAAAATGACCCTTATGTAGATGTTTCAAAACATCTAGTAGGTTCATATGATTTACAGGATAGGAGTAAAATGACACCTGGTGTATCCATAAATCTCAAAACAAGACCTGTAATGATTTCTAAATTAGAAACTTATTTTAGAGAAAAATCTCCAACATGTAAAAGCGTTAGGTCTCTAGATGAGTTTAATACGTTCATATGGAAAAATGGTCGGGCTGAAGCTCAAAGAGGATATAACGATGATTTAACAATGTGTTGGGCAATGGCATTTTGGGTAAGAGATACAGCATTAAAATTAAAACAACAAGGTATAGAAATACAAAAAGCTACTTTAGATAATTTCAAAAAATCAGTATATTCAAGTAATAATCGTAATCATAAGACTTGGACTCAGGAGTTGCCAAATAAAGAATCAGATTCATTAAAATGGTTATTATAACTATTTATAAAAAAGTAAACATATGGCAGAAGAATCATATAGGTCAAGATTGGCTAAATTATTTTCAACTAAAGTAGTAGTTAGGAGAACAGGTAAGAATAGAATAAAAGTATATGACACTTCAAAACTACAGTCAGTAGGTACAAGAGATAGTGCATATAGAGGTAGATATACAGGAGTTCATACATATAAATCACACGGATATTATACACCAAATGCTTCTACTAATTTTTATGCTACAAAATTAGAATTATATAGAGATTATGAAGCAATGGATGAAGACCCAATCTTAGCATCTGCATTAGATATATATGCTGATGAATCAAGTATAAGGTCTCCTGATGGTTCAATTTTAAAGATAAAGACACAGAATGATAAGGTAAAACAGATATTACATAATTTATTCTATGATATATTGAATATAGAATTTAATTTATGGCCTTGGATAAGAAATACTTGTAAATATGGAGATTTTTATTTAGCATTAGATTTAGATGAAGAATTAGGTGTTGTAAATGTAATACCTATGTCATCATATGATGTGCAGAGATTAGAAGGATTAGAAGCACAACAACTTGGTATGAAATCATATATGCAGAACAAATTTGACCAAGGTGGAATGGCTGAGTATAATCCGTATGATGTTAAATTTAAATACGAACCTTTAACAAATAAAAACCCATTTTTAAAAGAAGAATATGAATATTATGAAATAGCTCATTTTAGATTGTTATCTGATACTAATTTCTTACCTTATGGAAGGTCTATGTTAGAACCTGCAAGAAAGGAATTTAAAAGGTTAGCTTTAATGGAAGATGCTATGATGATTCATAGAATTATGAGAGCACCTCAAAGAAGAGTCTATAAGATAGCTGTGGGTAATCTTAGTCCTAATGAGATTGACCAATATATGCAGAAAATTATGGATGATACAAAAAAGACTCCATATATAGATGAGAAAACAGGACAATACAATCTGAAGTTTAATTTGCAAAATATGTTGGAAGATGTCTATATACCTGTTAGAGGTGGAGATAATCAGACAGAAATTGATACTTTGGATGGAATGAGTAATGATGGTTTTATAGAAGATGTTGATTATATTAAGCAGAAAATGATGGCTGCTTTAAAAATACCTAGAGCATTTTTAGGATTCGATGAAAATTTGGAGGGTAAATGTATTAGTCCAAATACGAAAATACCTTTATTGAATGGAATGGTCAAAACAGTAATAGAATTAATTGATGATTTTAATAATGGAGTAAAAAATTATGTATATTCTATAGATGAGAATACTAAAAACATTGTGCCTGGTGAGATTGAATGGGTTGGATATACTCGAATGAATGCAACTGTAGTTAGAGTTCATTTGGATAATGAAAAGTACATAGATTGTACTCCTGACCATAAATTTTTATTGAGAGATGGAACTTGGATAGAAGCTCAGTATTTAAATATTGATGATTCTTTAATGCCACACAATATAAAATATGAATATCACAAAGTATTGAGAGTAGAACTATTAGAAGATAGAATAGATACATGTGATTTAACTATAAAAGACTATCATAATTTTGGAACTGACGCAGGAGTTATTATACATAACTCTGTATTAGCAGCAGAAGATGTAAGATTTGCAAGAACTATAGAAAGAATTCAAAGTATATTTGAATCTGAATTATATAAAATAGCAGTAATACATTTATTTTTACAAGGATATACTGACTCATCTTTAATTGATTTTGAATTAAGTTTAAATAATCCATCTATAGTCTATGAAAGACAAAGAGTAGAGATACTGAATGAGAAGATTGCATTAGCTACTGCTATGAAAGAGTCTAAATTAGTTTCTAGAAAATATATTTATGAAAATGTTTTAAATTTAAGTAGAGATGAATGGATTTCCGAAGAAGAACTATTATTGAAAGACCAAGCTACATCTTGGAGAATGGAGCAAATAGCTAATGAAGGTAATGACCCTAAACAATCAGGAGAAGCTAAAGGTACTCCTCACGCAATAGCTCAAATGCATGTAGCAAAAGAACCTGTAGAGAGTGATGGTGGAGAGTTTGGAGAGTTAGGAGGTAGACCTAAATCAAATAAAAAATTTGGAACTGACAGAGACAAATCAAATGGAAGAGACCCATTAGGATATCAAAGAGTTATGTCAGATACAGGATTTTCAACAAGGGGGGAAGGAGTGGATAGAAAAAAACTACTAAGGCAATTAGAAGATAGTTTCGGAAAGAGAAGTTTAAATGAAATGTTAGATTCATAATTGTATATTTATAATAAATAATTAAGATATAATGTCGAAAATTTTTAAACACAAAAAAATAAAGAATACAGGACTTCTATATGAATTGCTGATTAGACAAATGACGAGTGATGTTTTGCAAGGAAAAAATCCATTAAGTATAAAATTTGTCAAGAAGTATTTCAATGATGGTTCACCATTGAAATCAGAACTTAATTTGTACAATACGTTATATAACTATAAAGAAAAAAATCCTGAATTTGCTTTAAAAATGGTAGATGCTGTTATAAAAGAGCATTCTCAGATAAATTCTCCATTACTAAATAAAAGTAAATATAATCTTGTTAAAGACATAAACAATAACTTTAATAAAGATATATTTATGAAGACTCAGATAGACAATTATAAGATATATGCTTCTATATATAATTTATTTGAACATAGAGAATCAGATAATCCATCTTTATATTTAAAAAATAAATTATATATTGTAAATCATATTACAAGCAATAATGTTGATAGTTTAAATGAAAAGCAAGAATTCATGGAATCTGTAGACCCTGAATTAAAATCATTAACATTTAAACTACTTACTGAAAAGTTTAATAGTAAATGGAGTTCTAATTTAGATGAAAATCAAAAAGAAATATTAAGACATTTTATATTTAATTCTGTAGATAGTGAAAAAACAACAACATTTATTACAGAACATGTAAATAACATAGAATCAAAATTAAAATCTAAATTAGCTGTTAATTCTAAAGAAGATGCTGTATTAGATATAAAAATAAAAGAAATTCTAAGTATACTTCCAAATTTGAAAAATTCAAGTTTTATTACGGAAAGTCATTATTTATCTTTGATAAGATATTATGAATTGCTAAGAGAGCTGTAAATATATAAACTATGAAACTAAATAACATATATGATTCTATAGAAGAAGATTTAGCTAATATTTCTAAACAACTAGAAGAGGAGAATGTAACAGGAAATGTTGAAGGTTATCAATCACCTAATATATTTATGAAAAAACCTCCAAGAAAGTCTGACCAAGCTAAAAAAAATTCTAACTTAAAAAATTCTGTAGGAACAGAATTGAAAAAATCATATAAGAATACAATACCATATCGAAAATCATTATCTGAAATAACATACTATGATTATAAGAATGATGATTCAAATACAAATAAAGAAAAATTAAATAAATGTTTTATAGACATAGATAAAAGTTTGGAAGATGTTAAAAAAACAATAGATAATAACATAAAGTTAAAAAAAGATTTTCAATTAGATGGTCAGTTTTGGCAAAACAGTTCTAAAAAGTTTTATTCTATAAATTCAAAACTTGTATATATACAAAATAAACTTCAAGAATTGTTTAATTAAATATAAACATATGACATCTAACAAATCATTACTTATAGAATATCAACAATTTAGTCCAAATGTAGACTTAATAAAAGAAGCTATAAATAATAATAGACCTATTAGAGTTACAGGTGTATTACAGAGAGCAGGTGCAAAGAATCAAAATGGTAGAGTATATCCAATGGATATATTAAAAAGAGAAGCAGACAAATACAATGAAGAGTTTGTTACTCAGAGAAGAGCTTTAGGTGAATGTGACCATCCTGACTCTTCAGTAGTAAGCCTAGCTAATGCATCTCATCATATTACAAAAATGTGGTGGAATGGAGATGATTTGATGGGAGACATTGAAATATTACCTACACCATCAGGAAATATACTAAAAAATATACTAGCATCAGGAATAATAATCGGTATTAGTTCAAGAGGATTAGGTTCAATAAGAGAAGTATTTACAGAAGATAAAGACAAATATTTAGAAGTTCAAAATGATTTTGAATTAGTAGCATTTGATTTTGTTTCAAATCCTTCAACACACGGAGCATATATGTTTCCTGTAAACGAAAGTGTTAGTACAAGTTCAATAATAGAAGAAAATAAAAACATAGAAAAAAATAAAAAAATAAATACATTGATTTCTAATATAATATGTGATATACAAGGAGTTTGTAGTTGTAATTAAAAAAAAATTAAAATATTGATGTTTTATTAAAATTGTATACTATTTATAATAGTATATACTAAATATTAATATTTAGTTTAAAATATAACTAAAGTAAAATAGGGATTCTAATAATCCTTTTATTAAAAAATAGAAACAAATGCAAGATTTATTAAAAGAAGCAATTGCCGATGCGAAAGCTATTCGTCAAGTAGCTATCGAAAATGCTAAAGCAAGTTTAGCTGAAACATTTGCCCCTAAAATCAAAAGAATGGTTGCAGAGGAAATGAGTAATGATGATGACAGTTTATACGAAGAAGATGAATATTCTGATGAAGAAGACTCTTTAGATGAAACTCTTTTCGAAATGGAAGATGAAGAAATGATGGAAGGTGATGATATGGAAGATAAAGAAATGATGGAAGGTGATGATATGGGAGACGATGGTATGGAAGATGATTATGGTGATGATTCTGAAGATTTAGAAGAAATTCTAAGAGAATTAGA